GAATTAGAATTAATGCAGACGGTCAAGAAGAAGCATGCGAGATAATTGTTGATTTACGAACAGTACCTGCAATTTACACAGAAGACTTAACAGAAGAACAAATTAAAGCATTTAGGATTATGGACAATAAAACCCAAGATTATTCTATGTGGGATAAAGAATTATTAATTGAAGAATTTAAGATCTTAAAAAAGGGTGGTTATGATCTAGATTTGACAGGGTTTACGGAGGAAGAAATTAATAGTGAGTTTAAACTGAATGAGGTTGAAAATGTAAATCTTTTCGATGAGCGATATAAGGTGATTATGTTGACTCCTCCAGAAGCAGTAAGACTAAAAGAAAGGGCCGGATTCTTTTGTGATAAATTAGAGGATTATAATAAAATTAAAGATTATTTTGACTCTGGTGGAAAATTAGATGTTAAAAGATTATTGGAGATGATTGAATGAAGTATTTTAGTTTGTTTACTGGAATCGGTGGATTAGATTATGGACTTAGAGAGCGAGCAGAGTGCGTAGGAATAAGTGATACCAAAGAAAGCTCAGTACAAATTTTTAAAAAGAGAATGGTTAATGTAAGGAATTATGGTGATATTACAAAAATAGATTTTGATGCATTACCAGATTTTGATATTTTAACAGGGGGATTCCCTTGTCAATCATTTTCAATGGCAGGCTTAAGAAAAGGATTTGAAAGCAGAAAAGGGAAAATGATATTTTATGTATATGATTTATTGAAAGCAAAACAACCAAAATATGTAGTTCTGGAAAATGTAAAAGGGATCATAAGCCATGATAATGGGAAAACTATACAAATGGTGGTGAAGCTACTAAGCAACCTTGGATATTATGTAAGAGTCATTTTATTGAATAGTTTATTTTATGGATCTGCGCAGAATCGAGAGCGGGTTATTTTTTTAGGATGTAAGGAAGATTTTATAAGGAAAGTCCCAGAAATAATTGATGATTCAAAAAGGTTTAGAGATATTAGGGAAAAAAATACAGAGTACAAATTCATAAGCAAAACAGAGAACAATGTGCTAAAGATTAACCAAAAGAAGCAATTTAACTTTGAATTGATTGGCGGATATGATCGTGTTGGTACTTTAACAACCCAAGAAGGATGTGGAGAAAAATTAGTCTATGAAGAAGATGTAGATGATTTTAGGCTATTAACCCCTTTAGAATGTGAGAGATTACAAGGCTTTCCAGATGGTTGGACAGAGGGAATCAGTAAAAATAACAGATATTTTGCACTAGGTAATGCAGTAAATTGCAAAGTAAGTGAATATTTATTTAATAATTATTTAGAAGGGGTGTGGTGGTAATGTCTCAAGAAGTCACAGAATTCACTAAAAAAAGAGCTTTGAGAGGGAAGAAGAAACTAATGATTCAAGCATTAGAAGGTCAACTTGGAGTAGTTACGGCTGCAGCAAAGCAAGTAGGCATAGACCGACGAACTCATTACAGGTGGTTAAAAGAAGATGAAAATTATAAGATATGGGCTGATGAATTACCAGATTTATGTTTAGATTTTGCAGAGAATGCACTTTTTACACAAATTAAGACTGGAAATATTGCAGGGATTATCTTTTTTTTGAAAACTAAGGGTAAAAAGAGAGGCTATATTGAAAAGACTGAAATTGAACATACAGGTTATTCAACAACAATTAATCTGATTGAGAAATCTATAAAGGAAATTAAAGATGAAAAAATTAACAATAAGTCCGAAACAGCGGGAGATCCTAAAAGTTCTTGATGATAAAATACATACAGAGATATTTATGGGCGGAGCTGCAGGAGGATCTAAGTCTTTTACTGGGTGTCTTTGGCAAATAATGAGGCGATTGACTTATGCAGGGTCTAGAGGATTTATTGCCAGGGCCAGACTAAAGAATTTAAAAGAATCAACTTTATTGACATTTTTTGATGTTTGTAAAAAATTAGGCTTAAAACAAAATGTAGATTTTACTTATAATGTAATAGTGGGTTTAATTAAATTTAAGAATGGAAGTGAAGAATACTTAAGAGATTTATTTTATTATCCATCTGACCCTGATTTTGTTAGTCTTGGTTCTACTGAATATACTGATGGATTCATTGATGAAATGGCAGAAATAACAGAACAAGCATATCAAATAATTAGAAGTCGTATGAGATACAAATTAGATGAATTTGGTTTGATTCCAAAGATTGCAATGGGGAGTAACCCATGTAAGACATTCATTTACAAGGAATTTTATAAGAAATGGGTAAACAAAGAGCTAGAACATTATAAAGCATATATTTTTGCTGGTGTTTATGATAATCCTTTTATTTCAGAGCATTATATTGAAAATTTAAAGAAGTTAGATGATAAAAACAGAGAGAGATTATTAAATGGAAACTGGGAATATGATGATGACCCAACCAAACTATTTAATTATGATTCAATAATTGATTTATTCACTAATGGTGCTAAAAGGGGAAAAAGATATGCAATAGTAGATGTTGCAGGATTTGGTAGAGATAAAACAGTAATTGGAATTTGGGATGGATTATTTCTAGAAAAGGTAATTTTAAGAAATAATATCACCGATGATGAATTAGATAAAATTTTAATTGAAGAAAAAGTACCAAGAAGTCAATGTGCAATAGATGAAAGTGGAGTAGGATTTGGAGCAGTTAATAATCTTAAAGGTGTAAAAGGATTTGTAGCAAATGCAAGACCAATAACAGAGAAAAAAGAAACTGACATTGAAAAAGTCCAACATAACTATAAAAATCTTAAAGCACAGTGTTGGTTTTTATTAGCAGATTATGTAAATAGTGGTTTAATAGGAATTACTAGAAGCATATCAATAGAAGCAAAGAACTTATTAATTGAAGATTTAGAGCAAATTAAACAAAAGGACCCTGGAAAAGATGCACCATTAAGCATATTGACAAAAGATGATATTAAAGAAGTATTAGGCAGATCAACAGATGTTGGAGATATGTTAATGATGCGTATGTATTTTATATTAAAAAAACCATTAGCTTTTGGATTTGTATAACCAATCATATAAAACATAATCTTTAAAAAATATAAAAAACTAGTAAGATTGCAGGATATTTAGCAACCTGCTTTTCCCTATCATATTCATGGAAAGAACATTCAAAAATCTATTTGGTTTACTACAAGAAAAACAAGTACCAGCAATAGAATCAATAAACGAACAGCCTAGAGGTGGTATACCTAAATCCTATATTCCTAAATTCTTTTATAAGCCTCCGTTTGGTTATCCAAGAGATGTTGATGTTCCTTATATCAGGCGATTAGCAGCCTCACCTTTTGTCGATATGTGTATCACCACAATAATAGATAATATTTGTTCAATCCCTTGGGATATTGTTCCTGAAGATGAAACCATAGACCCACAAACAAAAAAAGTAGAAATAGAACATATTAAATCCTTTTTCAAGAATCCTAATACAAACAAAGAGAGTTGGGATAAAATTCAAAGGATGTTCATAAGGGATATTCTAGAGATTGATTCAGGGGTAATTAACAAAATATTTAATCAAGTAGAAGACATGGTAGAGATAGTAGCAAGAGATGGTGCAACTTTTACTAAGAATCCGGATTTACATGGATTTATAACTGAACGAGAAGATTTCATTTGGGATAGTTTTATTGTTGGTACTGAAGGGTCTCTTAATCCTCCAGAGCATGATAAATTAATGGAAGCAGGCAGACACATGGAGCCAGGCCATATAACCAGCCAAGATGTTAGAGAAAAAGCAGCTTATTTTCAATATGGTTGGATTACAGGTGCAAGACCAGTACCTTTTGGAAAAAGAGAAATAGTCTGGATGGAAAGAAACCCTCGAACAGACTCTGTGTATGGGCGTTCACCAGTAGAGATTTTAGCAGACTCAATTCAAACTTTAATATATGCCTTAGAACATAATCTTGATTATTTTAGAGATAATTCTATTCCGCCAGGAGTTTTAGGTTTAGATGGTTCTGATGCAGATGAAGTGTTAGCTTTCAAAGAACAATGGGAAGCTCAACAAAGAACAAAAGATACTGCAGGCAGATGGAAAAAGGTATTTCATAAAATGCCTATCGTTGGAAGAACTCCAAAATTCGAGAGGCTAGGATTTACCAATGCAGAATTACAATTAATTGAAGGGCAAAAATGGTGGAGTAAAATGGTTTGGGCTTCTTTTGGTGTTACTGCTACAGAACTAGGTTATACAGAAGATGCTAGTGGAATGGCTAATCAGATAGTTCAAAGCGATGTGTTTAGAAAAAGAGCAATAAACCCATTACTAAGGCTAATTGAATACCACCTAAATCAAGAGATAATCTCCGAATTTGAGTATGAAGGTGTAATTTTTAAGTATTTAGTATTTGATGTTGAAGCAGAGATGAAGAAAGCAAACTTATATCAAGTACAAATAGATGCAGGAATAAGAACTGTAAACGAGATTAGAACCGAACAAGGATTAGAAGAAGTTGAATGGGGTGATGAAGACCCTAAACGTAACCAAGGAAATAATTTCTCTTTTGGTAATGACCCATCAAAAGAAGAAGATACAAGAAAAAAGGAAGAAAGTGTACAGGAATCAAGAACAGAGAAACCAGAGAAAGAAAAGCCAGAGAAAAAGGAAACAAAATCATTACAAACAGAAAACC